TATTATTCAACTAAAGTAAATAAAATAAATTTAAAATTTATTCAAAATTATATGTATTTGTTTAAATTTATTGTTGATATTGTTAATCTTAATGATATATTTAGATTGGCTGCAGAAATTGGATTTATAAATTTAATTAAAATATTGATAAAAGATAAACGAGTTTATCCTAATAGTAATAATAATTTTGCAATTCAATTTGCATCTGAAAATGGACATTATAAAGTTGTTAAATTATTATTAAAAGATAAACGAGTTGATCCAAGTGTAGAAGAAAATTCTGCAATTAAATGGGCATCTGAAAATGGATATTATAAAGTTGTTAAATTATTGTTAAAAGATAAACGAGTAAATCCAAATGATTGGAATAATTATGCAATTCGATATGCATCTAAAAATGGACATTTAGAAATTGTAAAATTATTATTAAAAGACAAACGAGTTGATCCAAGTGTAGAAGAAAATTCTGCAATTAGATATGCATCTAAACATGGACATTATAAAATTGTTAAATTATTATTAAAAGATAAACGAGTTGATCCAAGTGATGTTAATAATTATGCAATTCGATATGCATCTAAAAATGGACATTTAGAAGTTGTAAAATTATTATTAAAAGACAAACGAGTTAATCCAAATGTTAACAATAATTGTGCAATCCGGGTAGCATCTCGTTATGGATATCTAGAAATTGTTAAATTATTATTACAAGATAAACGAGTTGATCCAAGTGATGATAATAACTATGCAATTCAATATGCAACTGAAAAAGGACACACAGAAATTGTAAAATTATTATTAAAAGATAAAAGAATTGATATTAATTAAATTAAATTATATTTATTTTTTTTAATTGATAAAAAATAAAATAATTTTATTTAAATTAAAAAAATAATTTAATTAGCGAAAAATATGTTAGTTAAATATACAAAAGAATTGATAAAACTAATAAAAGATGAATACATGAATAAGTCAAATAAATATACTAATTATGATATACTTCAATGGGCAGCTGAAAAAGGTTATTTAGACATTGTTAAATTAGTATTAAATACTGGATTAGTTGATCCAAGTAATTGTGATAATTTAGCAATTAGCTTGGCAGCTGAAAATGGACATGATGACATTGTTGGAATATTATTGCAAGACAAACGAGTTGAATCAGAACCAGATTTTTATAATACTGCAATTGAAAATGCAATTAAAAAATTAGAATCTAAAAATCGTAATTTACTATTTTTGGATCAGTTTTTATATATTTAGATAATCGACTATAAGTTGATTTTGACTTAATTTCTAAAAAAAATTTTTATTTTTTATAAAAATAAAAATTGATTTTTATTATTAAATTATCAAAATTATATAATTAGCGAAAAATATAAATTGATTATATAATTAAACATTATAAAAATATTAAGAATGGATAACGATATTAAGGAAGACCTCGATAACGATATTGAGAACGACCTCGATATATTTTATATCGATTGTAATGTAGAATCAATCAAAATAAATATTGATAACTTATCGGTATTAATAGAACGTTATATCAAAAAATATAATAATTTAAAAAATGACAACATCGAATATTGGGTTGACTATTTATTAGAAGAATTATCCAAAAGGCTAAATTCATTTGAAATATTTAAATATTTTGTTGATAAAATTCCACAATATCAGATTAATAAGTGGGATATTGCTAGATTTTTTGAGGAACATATGAATGATACGAATGATATTATAAAATATATCATCGATTATAAGTTATATGATGATATTAGAGAAATATTGGTATCAGCATCAAATTTTCTAAATTATACAATTGTAAAATATATTTTTGATAAATATCCGAACATTTTCAAAGGATGTTTACAAGATATGATAAATGAAGTATATCACTGTATATGTGATGATATATTTGAATCACACTATTCTGATAATGATTATTCGGTTGATATTGATAATGATCCGACAGCTCAAATATTAAATCTTCTAATTGAAAATGGTGCAAATTTATCTGATGATCAAAAAGAATGGATTAATGAAATGAACTGTGAAGGATGTACATATAGTCTAGCAAGAAATTGTCATTTTGCACAATTAGTAGGGATAATTAATGATAATTTATAATAAAAATCTCATTATGATATTTAAAAATTGTTAAAACTATTATTGAAAGATATTAATGATAATTATGATAATTTATTAAAAAAAATATTTGAGAAATTGTATTTGATAAATGGTTATTTTGACTTAACTTCTAAAAAATTTTTTATTTTTTATAATAAATAAGTTTTTTAATAAGATCTCTATATTCGTTATAATCAAGAATATTAGAATTAATATTAATATTGATCATTGAAGAAAGATTATTATAAATTTCAAACATAATTACTATTCATATACATCTATTGTTAAATATTCACAATATTTATTTTTACAAAAGTTGTTTCAATACCTCAAGTTTTATTTTTCTCTTAGTTGGGAAAACTTTATCAACAGTTATTGAAAAAATTTCATCTAATAAACATGTTTCATACTTTATTAGTTTTTCATAATGTTTTTTCCCACTATAAACTTTATGTAATACTTTAATCGGAGAACATTCACTTCTAGCATTTACAAAATGAGTTGGATAAGGATTAAACTCTAATAATTTAACATTTAATTTTTTATTTATCATCAAATCAACTCCAAAAATATGAAAAGTCATTTTTCCCTTTTTGTTTTTAAGTTCACCAATAGATAATACTGATTCTTTTATAATTTTATTAATTTGTGGCGTTATTTTCTTTTTATAAAATCCTTTTCCCAATAATTTATCATATACTTCATTTGCAAAACCAAGTTTACCTATAAATTCATTTTTCTTTGGAGGTAAAGCAATATAGCAACCATCGTCATGATAAACCCATTTTGCCATTGACATATTTACCATACCAGTTGATTTATTTTTGACGCTTGAATATTCATTAATTTGTGAATTATATAAAGATGTTTCACCATTATATAGTACTATTATACAAACTGATCGTATAAAAGAATCTAAATCCGTATAACTTGTAATAAATTCTTGAAGTTGCCAATTTTTGAATTTGTGTTTATATTTTTGTAATTGTTTTTTCACATCATTATATTTGTTCGTTTTTAATTGTCCTTGTCTTTCATATCCTCCATTGGGCTTTAAATAATATTCTTGTTGTTTTTTGAATAATTTTTTATCTAAAGATCCTAAACTTATATCATGTGTTAATGGCAAATATTCTCTATCGCCATATTTTTTAATTATTGATTGAAATAGTTCTTTTTTATCACTTAATTTAACAATAGATTTGGAAAATATATAGTCTAGTATACCAATTTTAAAATCACCGCTGATTTTACTTCTATTACAATTTTGTTTTATGAATTTTTTCCAACATGTTTTTAAATCTGAACAAGTACGATAATATGCTGATATTATACACAAATCTAGATCATAATTGGAAGTATTAATTGGTTCCCAATTACCTCGTTTATTTAAGGTAGTATAAATAAGATATTTAGAAAAATTAGTACTTTTATAATAATATCGTTTAATTTCTTTATCGTTCATTTATATATATATATACATAATTATTTTTTAAAATTTATATTATAATATCATAGTATATCTAAATAATTTATACATTTTTAATAATTATATAAATTAATTATTTTTTTATTGAAAAAAAATAAAATATTTTTTATTTTTTAAAATTTTTTAAGATTTTAATAATATTATCATTTTCACCATTTTTATTAGTTTCAATATGGAAATTTATTCCAGATTCAATTATTTTATTAATATTCTTATTTGTTTTAAATTTTTTACGATTTATTAATAATTTAATAATTTTATAATGTTTACTAAATACTATTGTATTTAATATAAGAGAATTTTTAAGAATATATAGATCTAGTCCTGGGAACTTTTTCAAAAGATATTTAGCAATTTTATAATGTCCATTTAAACATGCCCAACTAAATGGATAATTAGACTCACAATATATATCAACTCTTTTATCTTTTGATAATAATTTAACAATTTTATAATTACCGAATTTAGATGCATATCTAATTGGTTGATTTTCATTAATACTAGGATCAACTCTTTTATCTTTTAATAATAATTTAACAATTTTGTAATATCCTTTTTCAGATGCAAATTGAATTGCAAAATTGTTATCAAGACTTGGATCAGCATTTTCATCTTTTAATATTAATTTAATGGCTTTATAATAACCATTTACCGAAGATATTCGTATAGTTTTTTCAATATAATGGTTTTTTTCTGTTTTAGGTACTACTTTTTTAAAAATATATTTAATGATTTTATAATTTTGTTTAAATAACAAATTATATTTAAATATAGGAAATATATTAATTATAAATGGTAATATGTAAAATTTATTGTATTGTTCCATATAATCTAGGCTTTGATTATAAATAAGATTATTAATTAATTTTATTTTTATATTATATAATAAATCATTATACAATTTATACATTTTTAATAATTATTTAGAATAATCAATTTTATTAATAAAAAAAGAAAATTGATTAAAAATAATCAAGTTTTCTTTTTTTCAATATATTAATTTCTAAGTTTAATTTCAATTCCTAATTGATTTGCAATAAATGAAACAGGAAGAGTATATAATCTTTTCTTTACCATACCAATAGTTATATTAATTTTTGTATTAATATATATTTCATGCATTATTTCACACATTAATAGATTGTTTGCTTCTTTATTCTTTAAATAATTGAAAATATAATCATTATATATTTCCATAACATATTTATACAATGTGTCTTTTATATTATTATATATTTTAATCCAATATGTAGAATAATATTTAATAAATGTTGAATCATAACCTTTTATTATAACATTTAAAATACAATAATATAAATTATTGGAATCACATAGAATTTTTAATCTATTTTCATATGATTTAGAAAAAAGCATATAATTAATGTTTTTCTTAAATACAATTAATCCACAACGTTCACATGTCAATCTATTAAGTATTGGTTCTAATTTTGATTTAACAATTGTTTTTGTGTTAAACATTTTATCATCTGAATCTAAATCAACATATCCAAGATATTTTACTAGTACTTTCTTACCATATATGATATAATTTATCAAATTTGGAGAATAAAATGTAAAGAAATAAGTATAGCGTTTATTACTTAATTTTATTTTATTTGGTATAGTAAATTCTTTTTTAAACACTTCTAATAAACTATGTTGTTCAATTTTTTCATTTATGATTTTATTTGAAATTCTTGTATTATCATTAATGTCTATCATGTTACTTGTTGTATAATTCCATTTATTATTATACCAATAAGCCCTAATAGTTACTCCATTTAGAATTGGAGCATATTTATATACAATATCATCTTTTAAAAAGTCTTTTATATTTTCAATTTCATCTTGTTTAATTTTTTTAGTTATACCAATATCCGCACACACGAGTTTTCCAGCATAATTGAATATTTGTGATTGTCCTATAATTGTTTTATCTTTTGGTATTTGAATAAATAATTTTTTATTTTGATCATAATTAATATTATAATATTCTCCTCCAAACTTATCTATTATAGTTTTTAAATCCATTTTGTCTTATATAATAATGTAATTAAACTTTACTGTAAAATTTATTTAAATTTGATTATATAAAAATGTCAAAGATTAAATCTATTGACAGATTAAATTATGATGAAAGAATAACAAAATTTAAAATATTAACAAATAATGATGATTATGCTTTTATGTTTAATACAACTTATGAATCGTTTCAAAAAACAAGACAAAAATTTATAATGTATGCTACAATAATATTAAAATATGATAAATTGTCATTTAATAATAAATTAAATATTTTAACAAAATATATAAATATTTCATTATTAAATATTTCAAATAAACAAAAATATCCAGAAGTATTTATTGACGAAAATACTCTTGGTATTGATAATAAAAATAAATATATGATAATTGATAAAAACCAAAAATTGAAGAATATTTATTTATATAAAGTTGAAAATATGGATTTATTTGAAAATGTAAGTAAAATAAATAATGGAAAGTGTATATTTAAAAGACCAATTGATACAGTTCCAACATTTGAATTTGTAAAATATGATATTTCAAATATAGATGAATTGTTTGATTTTTTTAAATATAAATCAATAAATATATCTGATATAGTTTTTGATAATAATTTTTATGATTTATTGTGTACTGTTAATTACAGTTATAAAAAACTTAAAAATTATTTAAAAAATGATGGAGCCATTATAAATAGTCCAGATTTACCACATTATATTTCATATTTATCTTTATTAACACAAAAATACGATAAAGTAGTTTATGAAAATATTTCTAATGCAAATGATAAAATTATTGATAATGAATCTCAATATTATGATACATTTTTCATTAAACACGAATTAGCTTCAGATGTTTATTCTGAATTACAAAGTTATAAAGATTTTACATACATAAAAGAAAAAATTAATTATATTCTCAATTCTGATGTATTTATAATTATTATGTATAATGAAGATAGAATATTACAATCGATTGATATGGAATTTTCATATATAATATCAATGTTTATGAAAAAAATTAAAAATATTGATAAAATTAAAGTAATAACGGATACAATATTAATTTTAATTATTTTATCAATTTTAATGAATGAAGCAATTAATTTAAATATAAGAATAAATACTGATTCATTATTATATAAATCTTTTCCAAAAGTTTACAATAATTTATCTATAATTAATTATTATATAGAATTTATGATCTATATATTTAAAAATTTATATTCAAAGAAGATATTTAATTCATTGAAAAACATCGGATTAAATAATAAAAATTTGATAAAATTAATTTATGAAAAAATAGCTGTAGATAAAATTGTTAAATTACAACAAAAAATTTCATACAATGTTATAGTAACACCATTTAATAAACAAATTAATTCATATAATAAATTTTTAACATTAAGAACCGCAAATATAAAATTTTATTTAAAATTGAAAGCTAAAAAATATATTATTGTGAAAGATTTAATGAGAATAATATTCAATAAAATATCTAATAAAAGTCCACAAGAAATTGTTGAATATAGTACAAAAGTATTGAATAACGCTAAGATGAAAAAGAAAAAGATTATTAAACAATTTAAATATAAAAAAATAAAAATTTTATCAAAAATAAAATCAAATATTAAATCAAATTATGAAAATAGATTAAATAATCTACTCGTAGAATTTAATAAATATAATGTAAAATTTTCTAAAAAATATATTAAAAGATTATTAAATTATGGATTTATGACAAATAAAATTAATGAAGATACTAAATATTATAAAATTATGAAAACCAAACAAATGACTCTTAAATATGTTAATTTAGCAATAATATTAACTAAAACTGCGATAAATGAATTCTTAGTAATAAATATAAATAAAAATAAATTTTTAAATCCTTATTTTTCAAAACTTAATGAAATTTGGATTAATGATAAATATAAGTATTGGGATAGATTAAAGTATCTATTATTTTCAATAATTTATAAATTTATTAAAAATAATAAAAAACCTGGAAGTTCTTTAAGTCGATTATTTTTATTGAATAAAATTGAAGAATTAGAGAAAATTGATATTTCGCAATTCTCACTTGAACGAAAACGTTCAAAAGAAATGGAATTAAGAGAACAAAGAATAGATGCTTTTTATAATTTAACACCAGAAATTAAAATTGACGCATCATTTGAACAAATGACTCAAATTGAAAAAAATAATTTCTTAGATAGAATTATTAAAGAAAAAACAAATATTTTTAATATTGAAGATTAAATTACATAAGATCAGAATCATCTTCCATCTCATCTAAAGTACTTGGTTGCATATTGCCACCACCTTCTCTATCATCTCTATATTCTGCGTCAGCTTCCCCAGTTTCTAATTCATGATGTAAATTATCTAAAGATTCATCTATTTCTTGATGCCGTTTATTATTTTTTTTGGTAGTTTTATTTTTTTTCTTTGAATTTATAAACATAATTGTTATAATTCCTCCAACAATAAGAACTATTATTATTATTATTGCAATAATAATTGTTGTCATATGTTTATTAAATAGATTTATCAACATGCCTTTATCGTTGTTATTTGGTAATTCGATTGTTTCAATTCCGTTGGTTTCCATATTGTTTGTTATATATTTCAAAAATGAATTTATATTCAATTAGATATTGAATGTCCAACAATTTTACTTTTCCAATATTTATCATAAGATATCTTTGAAACAAAAGGCTTTTTCAATGATTTATTAACCATTAAATGATATTTATATAACCATTCAATTAATTTATCTCTTCCAGATAAATATGTTCCAGATAATGGAAATTTTTTTAATAATTGTTTTGAATGTTTTCTACATACAGGACAAGATATTTTTGTTAATGATAAAGTAAATAAATATTTATATTCTCTTTTTTCTTCTTTTGAAAAGAATTTTGGAGAACTAAATGCATAAATAGCTAAATTTGACCATATTAATCTTCCATGTTTAGAACTATCGAAATTCCATCTTTTAGACATTATATATATAATGATAAAATATTTAAACACCAATGATTTTAAACTTTACAATGTTAAATCATTAATGAAATATGAAATAATACCAAAAAATAAACATATTACTAAAATATTATTAGAATTGAATAATAAAATTATTGGACAAGTACGATATGGAAAAAATATTAGTAAAAATAAAGATTTATATATTGTTAATTTAAATAAATGTAATTTATTATATACATATTTTATTTTAAATTAATTAATTTTATTATTTTTTTTTAATAAAGTATAAAATTATATTTGTTATATATTATGTCTACATCTAAAATTGATAAAAAAAATAAAAAAAATAAAAATAAATTTATTCCAGTACGAGATTTTGAAATAAATACAAGAAATATATGGCCGATTTCATCAGAAGATTACAATACAAAAGAAATAAATTACATAGAAAGTAAAGAATCATTATTATATTTTGAATGTGAAAATAAAACTACATTAATGGTTGCATTTAAACATTTGTTAACTGAAAATGATAATTATGTTCAATTAGATGTTGATAAAACTGGCATATTAATACATTTAGAATTAAGAAATCATGATTATCAAATGAAATTATATGCATCAAAATTTAAAAAATATATGGTATCAAAGCCTTTTAGAAGAATTTTAAATATAAAAGACATTAATGATGTATTGAAAGTATTAGACTCAAAAGAAACAATAGGAATAGAATTATTTAGTTGTCAATATAAAACTACAACAATACGAGTAACTTTATCTCCAAATATCAAAGAATCTGTATCCGAAGATATACATTTTAAATTACCAAATAAAATGTCATTAACAAATCAAACAGAAGATAATAAAAGTTATATAAAGAAAATACCAAATTATATAATTATATTGAGTGCAGATAGTTTTAATGCAAAATTATCTAATATGATTAAAATAACTAATACTAAAAAAATAAAATTCATAATGTTAAATGATAAATTGACAATTGAAGGAAAATCAATAGATGATAAAGTTTATGAAGCTAAATACACAGTTAAAAATGAAACTTTATATATTTCTTCAAAAAACAAAACATTATTTAAAGGTATATATTATTTGAAACTTTTAAGTCAATATAGTACTTTACATAAAATTAGTAAGAAATTTGTGAAATTGTACTTAACAAAAGATGCTCCATTGATAGTTGAATATAATATAGGGAATTTAGGAGTTATACAAATATTTATAAAAAAATATATTGAGGAACAATAAAAATGATTTTATTATATATTATAATAAGATGTATATATTATATAAAGACATTTTAACTGGTTTAAATGCCAGTTCAGATAATTTATATTCATTACAATTCACATATTCGCATTATGATATTATTAAAAATTATTTATCATCATTAAAATTTAAAAAATCATTTCGAACTAATAAAGTTGTGCAATCAATAACAAATATTTACTATAATAGCAATATTTATGAACAATATTCAACATATATGAAAGTTATATTATTATCAATTAAATATAATTACATATCTAAAGATGATGCTTTGGTATCAGATTTTTTTACCAAAGTCAATATAAGAGAAGTATTATTAAATGATAATTTAAAATTTATATTAAATTTAGTGATTGATTTTATTATAAAAGGTATTATCAAATTGGATAAAATAACTTTATATAAATTACTAAAAAACATAAATTATAAACAATTTAAAAAATTATATAAAAATGATGTAATTTGTAATAATATTAAATTAATTTTTCAAGCTGACACACCTTTTTATAATAGAAAGTTTTTTAAAGAATTATTTAAATTTAAAAAAATAAATATTATTATAAATAATTTAATTAATGAAAATACAGATACACCTATATTAGATAATGTTTTAAGGATTGCGATTAATACTAATAATAGTTATATTGTTAAAAAAATTTTAAATTATAATAGAATAAATTTTGAATTTAGTTACGGATTTATTCCAAAAAATTTTAAAATATTTAAAATGTTATTTAAATATAGTAAAATAGAAAAATCTAATAAATTAATGGATAAATTATTTATTAAATTATACAGTTTTCATAAATATAACATAAAAATATTAAAATATATGTTTAAAAAAATAAAATGTTTTGATAATATCAAAGTATATTGTTTTATACCACGTTTACCAATTGAATTGATGATTAAATCTATTGAAAATACCATTTTTGGAAATAGAGAATTGAAATTGTTAATTAATAAATATATAAGAGAAAATAATATAGAAATAATAAAAATTATATTAGATTCTTACAATAGAAACACAATAAGAAATATTTTTAGTTGTGGATGTTATAAAAACTTATTTTTATATAGTAAATTGGAAACAATAAATTTATTATTTTCAAATATTATATATGAAAATGATCAAGATAATATATTATTCAATAATAATGATATTGAAAATAAATTTGAATATATTGTAAAAAAAATAAATGGCACATATAAACTTCGGTCCTTAATGATTTATATTTGTGAAGAACATATTGATATATCTAAAAAAATAAAATTAATCAAAATAATAATGTTATATTTTAAAGAAAGGTATATTAAATCAATTAATAAAAATAACATCGATGTTATTAAAATATTAAGTGATTATAAAAATATTAAGTTTAGCTTAAATGATTATTATTATCAAAAAAGGATTGATGAAAAAACTTTAATTAAAATAATAAATTTAAATTTAAATATCGATAAAGAAAGTTTATTAGAATATGCTATGAAATATACATATTTTGATGCTATGAAATTATTATTTAATTGTGGTATTACTTCTACTATGGAAAATCTTGTTGTACAACTATATGATGACAATGATTATGAAAATGGAGATATTATTGATATTGAAAATTGGAATGAATATATTAAAAATTATTCAACAAAATTTTATTATAGAAAAAAATATAAAAAATTAGAAATAATATCAAATAAAGTTATAGTTAAAAATAAAGTTACCACAAAATGGGCAACTAATTTAGGATTAATATAATATTTTTTGTTTATTTTTTAAATTTAAGAAATCTTAATTTTTCTAATTTATTTCTATTTATAACATCATATATTTTCAATATTTTTATTTTTTTATGATATTTATAACTTTTTGATGTCACTTTTTTTCTAAAAAGTGACTTTAATTAAATAAATTATAAATTAAATAATAAAAAAAATAAAATTGATTTTAATAATAAATTTTATACAATACAAACTTAAGTGTAAAAAATAAAAAAATATTTTACTAAAGCTTTTTAAAATATAAACTATATAGATTAAAGATGTTAAGAGTTATGAATGATGATCAAAAAAGTAGAATTGTTGCAAGTATCGGATATTTAAAAACAGATATTCAATGTTTTCAAGATGCAGACAAGTGGGATGAATCAGCAATTGATAAATTGTTGAAATGTTGTGATAAGTTAGTTACTGGCATTAAATTGGTTGGAACTGAAGGCAAATATAGTTTTGCACCAAAGGTTGTTGTTAAACCTGATCTATCATACAAAAGAAAGCTTCAAAAGATTCTTTCTACATATCCTGGTGATGAAGAAACCGGAGTTCCAGCTTATCCAAAGAGTTTAAACGCTTCGACAGAATATTCTGATCAAAGAAAGGCTGAAGGCATTGAACAAGAATTAAATTCAAGAATTGGTCACGCTGTGAATGATAGAGAAAAATATAGAGATATCAATAAAATTAAGTTATTGACATCTAGATTGACTGAATTGTGGGATAAACATTATTTTGATATTCAAAAATATGATCCACAACAACATGAAGTTATCATGAAACTATTGATGAGTGAAAATATTCCATTGAAGACTAAAACTGGTGAACCTGATTTAAATGAATTTGGTGTACAAAAAATTAAACAAAAACTAGGTTTAATTGATGTTTTGAAGGATATGGAATTTACAAGTGATACTAAGAAAATTAAGGCAGAATTTATTAAGAAACTTATTTCACTTGAATGGGCTCTTGTAACTCCACGTTATAAGAAGAAGAGAGGTTATGAATTGAAGAAACAGAAAGAAAAAAATGAATTAATTATTGTTGAAATCAAGAAGAGTACACATTATCAACAATATGAAAAAGATAAGCTCCAACAACTTAATTCTAAAACTAAGCCAAAGAAATCTAAGAAAACAAGTTCGATTAGATTAAAAATCAATGATTACAATACTAAATATGAAAGTACTGAAGAAAAATTTACAACAAATAATGTTGTTTCTAATTCATTAGGAAGTAACAGATTTAATTTTAGTAATCAAATGTAAATGATTTAATCCATTTAATTTCCAAATATAAAATATCTAACATTTCATTAGATATTTTTTTTAATTTATATTTTTTATCACTTATTAATATTTCACCTATTAAATCATGATATTTTTCTATAATACTATAAATGCTAACTGTTGATTTATATAAATTTAATGAAAATGTATATTTAAGTGAACCAAGAAATTTATATAAATCAATAAAATGAGTATTTAATTTAAATCTTTCAATATTTGATATATTATTCATAGTAAACAATGGAAAATATCTTTTATAAAAATTTATCAAAGTTTGATCTTTTATTCCAATTTCACCATATTCCCAATCACTAATAGCAACATCTAAAGAATTTTTACTTTCATTTACTAAAATATTTTTAAGATGTAAATCATTGTGAAATATATTATATTTTTTTAATAAAATGTTTTCTTTGATAACAACATCAATAATAAATAAAATATTATCCAAAAAATATGAATTAGCTATAGGATATTCTACCAAAAGTGTATATAGATTAAATGAAAAAAATTCTTGAAATGATATTATATGTTTTTTATGTTTTGAAATTTTGAAAGTATATGGAATATGTTGTATTATTTTACTTTCATATAATTTATTTAATTTTTTTGTTAAGTTGATTTCATTTGTATTTTTCAATATTTCTTTTTGTTTTTTTGTATAAATAAAATCTAATTTTACATTTTCATATATTTCTATTGGATATTGTTTAAATAATAATTTTGAATTTTTAATCAATTTATTCTTAATTTTGAGGAAAAATAAAAGTTTTTCATCAAATGATGAAAATTGTGAAACAACTTTAAAATCTTTTTTAATCAGTTGAGGTTGTTCCTTCTTGATCTTCAATAAATTCATAACCAATAATTAAAGAACTTTTCTTTATATAGGTAGTTTTAAAATTTTCTTCTAAATATTCTTTTAGACTATTCATATTTACTTGATATTTAATTCCAACATATATATTTTTCCATGCATCAAATTGTCGTTTAATTTGAAGTAATGTTATTTTATTATTAACATCTTCACTTTTCTTTATTTTTTGTTTAACAAAATTACCAATATGATTATCTCTATGAACAAATTCCATAGAATCTCTTAAAACAGATTCAGGTGTTTTAATTTTTTTACCATATACATTATTTATAAACAAATACATTAATAAACTCATCATTAAAGGTCCCCATGATTGTATATCTGATAAAATATCACAATCTAATTGTATTTCATCTAATTCAGGATTTGGATTTTCTTTAAATGTTTTCAAATATTTATTAACAATAAAACGTCTTTCTGATGAATGAGTAAATTCATTTAAACCAGGAATTGAATTAACTTGAAATATTATTCTCCACATTGGAACAAAATATACAAATGGTTCATATAAATCTCTGCCACCCATCAATTCATTTCCTGATGTTGTTTTAACGGTTTTCATATTGAATCTAGAATGTTTAGGTGCTTCATTAATTAAAAGAAGTCTACATTTTCTCACTTGCATAATTTCAGGAGTTGCTTGACCTGATTGTTTAGTTTTTCCAACAAAATATTCTGCATCAACTATACCAAAATAAACATCAAGAGCTAATTTCATAAGTGTATAAAATACACTTTTTCCATTTCCACCTAAACCGTAATCTATATAAACTAGTGAACTAGTCCTATTTCCAGGTAAAAAACTTGCAGAGGTCAACATTTTCCATGTATAATTTTCACCATGTATATCTTTCAATATTTTAACCATACTTTTAGCCGGTTCAGTATCTTTAACCTTTTCCCAAGGTTTTGGATAATTATATGAAATTTTCTGAGATAACATGTCATCTTTTCGCCCAGGTCTAAACCTAAATGGATGTGTTAATTCCAAAATACCATCATTAAATGCTAATAAATTAATATCTAAATCTAATTTCTGACTAAACATTGGATAATCAATATTTTCCTTAAATGTTTTAGTTATTGCATTTGAACCAGAATTACTTCTGAAATTTTTATTAATAACATTTCTCAATAAATTTATTGTATAAATATTATTTTTATTACTTTCATTAGCTTCATTTTCAATTTTTTTATATGCATATTTCAATGATTTATTATTTATATTTTTATCACTAAAAGTATTCTTCAATTTATCATTTATTGCATTATCTGTATTCATTTTTTCTGATGTAATCAAATGTAATACTTCTGTGTATAATTCTGATAATTCATTATAAATTTTTTGTTTAATAGTTGAATCACCATTACATCTATTCCAAATATGATCTTTAAATTCATATAAAGTACATTTTCCAGTTTTATCAAATTGTGATCTAAAATTATCTCCAGTTATTTTTTGTAAATAACTAGCATATTTATATTCAGATTGCCATAATTCATTATGTTTTATTGATAAATATATTTCATATGCCATATGTTTATTCATAATTTTCTTATGATTTTTTAAATCATCTTCAGCTGACCAATTTATCAATCTTTCACATTTCCAATTGAAAGAATCTCTAATTGTTTTTACAAAACTATCAATTCTATTATCAATATTTGGTTTATTTTTAAATCTTTCTTTCAATTTATTAATAATTGAAACATGAGATTTTGATATTGATAAACAACACAAAACAAGATCTCTAAACCCAGATGAATTAGCTGAGCCACCATATGGTTGTCTTTTTTGTATATTTATATTATCAATCAAATCTAACATTAATAAAATTAATGGTCCATTTATAACAGTTTTATTAATACTAATTGCCGGTTTTTTATTTATTTTATTATTAATTTTATTCAATATATCCTTATTTATTTGTGTTCTATCATATTTTCCATGAATACTTAAATATTGAGGAATTTCATTATTTTTAATATTTGGAACTATTGATATGTTATTTTCAATAAGTTTTACATTATTTAAATCATATACATATCTAATTAAATATGGTGGATCAACTCCACACATTTTACTAGATTTAGAACAACCATATAATGTCCATGGAGATTTTTTCCTATACATATTCTTATCAACAACATCTTCTAAATTTTGATCATTAAAAAAATCCATATCAGTCAAATTGTCCAATAATAATTCTCTTATATACATATGAGTATCACAATCAACAATTATACCAGGAAGCATAATATGCATACCATCTTTTACTATTTTTCCATTATTGATAAGTTTTGGTTTATCTTTTAACATAATAATAATATTAGGATCAAAATCTATACTATTTAATACATTATCATCATATAGTTTATATAAAATGTCATGTAATATTGTACAAAATTCTTTACATAGCGATTTATTGAAAAATGCTGGTCTTATATCATTATTGTAATATTCAATATCCTTTTTAATATCTATATCAATCCTAAATGGGCCAAATTCTTCAGATAATTGTATCCATGATTGTTGTTTTTTCTCAATAACACAATTGCCCCAATGTTTGAGAAATTCAAATTCAGATTCTGTATCTAAATTAAAATTACATCCATATCTCTTTAAAGTTGGTAATCTTCTATAATTCGCTTGAGCCTTTTTTTCTTCATCGTTGTATGGAATTGTACACTTATTTATGATATTAGATGCAAGAATTAAAGAATTTTGCATATGATTATGTTTATAATATATTAAAACTTAAATCAATTTTAATAAAAAAAAATAAGTTTTAATATAAAATTAATAATCTTGATTATTATCTAATGTTATAATTTTAACAGATTTAAAGCCTTCTAACCAGATTTTAAGTTTGTTATATTTATTTATTAATACATCTAAATAATCTTCTGATATATTTTTCTCAGATTCTCGTCCTCTGTTAGTTATTCTTTGTTTAGATTTCTTTGAACTAGTATTTACAAAAATGTATGTACAGTTACCCCATATTGGAGAATTTTTATAAGCATTTATAAAATTCTTTGTTAATATTAATTTTTCTGCAGTAGAAATTGCTAAAACTTCTTTTCCAGTTAATATCCATTTACCAGATTCTAAATCATTTTCATTATCACAAACAAATTTCTTTTCTGGCCATTTTGTTGTATATAATGTTTCACCAAATACTTTGCAACAATCTTGGATTCCTCGTTCAATCAAATGTACGGCAGTTGGTTCATTTTTGAAAATTTCCATTATATTTTCAGCAATTTGTTGTTTATCATTCCACGATATACTTTGTAAAGTAAATGCTGATCCTGGAATTTGATCATAAAATTGTTGTAAATTAAACAAATAAACTCTTTCTCTCCAAACATATACTTTAACTCCTATTTCTCTCAATTGTTTAGCATGTTTTTCAATAATATAAGATTTACCTACACCAATTGATCCGCCATAGATTCTTACATCAGGAACGGGAATATTACTTTTATATTTTAATGTTATTTTTTTATACATGATAATAGTAAATATAAGAACAAATATGACACTAATAATTGATATAAAATCTAAATTTATAAACATTTAATATTTGATATATCATTATATAAAATCAATTTTATAACAAAATACAAAAATTATTTTTTAATATAATTACCTTTTTCATCATAATTTCTATGTTCTATTTTATAACCACATTCTAAATAATATTCTAAACGTAATTGATAATGATTTATAAAAAATGTCGTCATGTCGTTGATTATCCATATTTCAGGTGATATTTCCCATTTTCTACGTAATATTCTTCCAGTTAATTGTTCCAATGATTCAGAATGTTTTCCATGATCTTTTGTTTTGAAAGAATTAATTAAAATCATTCTATTTGTTGTTTCAATATCAAGTCCTTGTTTTCCCATTAATAAAGAACAAAATATTAACTTTTTATCATATGAAGCTTCAACTATGTTTTTTATTTCTTTAGTTTGTGAACTAATACCTAAAATTATCCCAACATCATATTTCTTTTCTTTGAATAAATTATATAAATACCAAAGTTGTTGTATTCTTTGTGCCATTACCAATATAGTTTGTGATTTTTTATCATTGTATATTTTTTCAATATTTGAGGTAATAATTTGATTTCTATATTTATCTTTACAAGTATTTGTTATCATTTGTGAATATGCTATATCATATTTTTTTGTTTTAACTATTTTTGTTATTTCTTTATTTCCAGTATAGTTTATCATAATAACTTTTGGTAATTTTCCATTATAACAAGTATCTTTTCTATAAACTATATCTCCAACGAACCATTGAATTAAATAATCTAATTTATCTGGACGTGTAATTGTTGCAGTTAAACCTAAAATATAACGCCTACTTATAAAATAAAACATTTTTATCCATGTTTTAGTCATATATAAATGTATTTCATCAATTATAACAAATCCAATCTCATTAAATACTATACTTTTAAATTTACCTTTATGTAGTGCGTGATGCATTGTTAAAATTATATCATTATTTGATATTAATTCTTTTGCAGTTTCAATTGACATTCTACTTATTAAAATCCCTATTTTATTATTAAATAATGATTTAATAACATTATTCCATTGTATAATAGCTGCTCCAGAATTTACAACAATTAATGTCTTTTTTCCAATCATAGAAGCACAACATAAAGATGTTAATGTTTTACCAGATCCGCAAGCCATTTTTAATATACCTCCTAATTTTCCATTTAAATATGAATTTTTTACATTTTCAACAGCCGATTGTTGATAATCTCTTAATTTAATATTCAATATATCTAATTTTACATCTGTTCCTAATGTTATATTTTTTATATTTATTTCTTTATTATTAAAAATTGTAATAGCTTTATTTCGTGGAATTCCTATATATTTTTTAGTTTTTTTACAAACTGAAAATGATTTACCTTTTTTTGCATATTTTTTATTTTCAACATATTTAGATACAAACATCAAAGATTTTCTATCATGAGTTTCTAATTTATTAAATTGCCCATTTGATAACCATAACCATCCATCTGATTGAAGTTCAAGTGCAATCATAATAAAATTGATTAATATATAAAAATAATTAACAATATGTTTGGTATATTAAATAATATAAAATATATTTATAAAGAATCAGAAGGTTGTTGGTTTTTATATCATGGAAACAAAATAAAAGATAACAATATTATCAATTTAAAACAATCTAATAAAAAATTAATAACATTTTATAATAATAATATTTGTTATGATATTGAAAATAAAAAATATAGAAAATTAGTTTATACTGATTATATTTTTGAAAAAATGAAATATAAATATAATCAAGATATTTATAATGATAAATCTATTATAATGTTGAAAAAAATATTTAAATCTGATAACTATAAATATTTTTTATCAATATTTGAGACAATATATAATTTTAAATCAAACAAATTATTTATAGTAGCTTATTCTGAAAGATTATATAATTTATTATATAATTTATTTGAACCATTGGCAAGTGTTATTATTTATGATAATACTTATAAATTGAAAAAAAAGAATGATATTTATGGTATAACTTTCTTTAAATCAGATAATATAATTTCATTAGACGATTCATTAAGTTATTTTATAAATAGTAAATTAAAAGTGGTTATTATTTCTCAATATATATTTTCAAATAAAATTGATAAAATAAAAGCTGATAATAGTAAAATTATCAATAGTCTTAAATATAATAATGAATTTAATATAATTGAATTAGATGATGATGATAATAATTATTTTTATGGATCAATTGATAATGGAAATTTAATAAGAGAATTAATTAAGAAAAATACGGTCTATATTTAAATTTATATTTTTCTGCTTGACATAACATATGTTTATTTATTACATTCCATTCACCTGGTTTATAATCATTTGTTATTTTATTTTCATTAGATTTCCATAAACAATCTGATGATTGATTATTATTTGAATATAAAGTTAATATAAATTGCAATATATATCCAGGTTCATATGAAAAACTATAACATGGAAAACTATTAAAGTATTCTTTTCCTTCATGAACATAAAATTCCAATAATTGAGGTAAAAATATTAAATATAATGTTTCTAATGGCATATATTTAAATTTTTTCAATGCTTTAAATGCTCCATGCGCCATTTTCTTTCTGGCTTCTCTATCATTTTTGAATTTATTTCTATCAATAGAAGAATTGTTAGCATTTATTCTTTCATTGAATTTTCTTTTATCATTTGCATCATTTACAAGCATATTATAATCAGATTTAACCATATCTCTTGTTGTCAAAAATATCAACATTGGTCCTAATATTTTATGGGCTTTATTTATAAATGTTCCCATTTTATTAAATGATCCATTTTTAACTGAATTTCCACCATATTGCTTAAAAAGTACTAAGAAATCTTTTTGTGTCCAATTAACGGGTCTTGGAAATATAAAAACTAATTGTTTTTGATATTTTTTTCTCATACTACCGTGCCAAACAAAAGATATTTGCAATTGATTAGTTTCAAATAATCCTGACAATTTATCTTTACAATTGAAAATATTCATATGAAATGGTAATGGAAACAATGCATCTTTAATCAATTGTTTATCTGGCAATATATTTTTATCAATATCTATAACTTTATGATAATTTGCATTATGAATGTATAAACATTTAACCATTGTATAAATAAAAATATAATTTAATTTTTATTAAAATATAATATATATAATAATGGGTATTGTAGATGATATAACGAGGCCGATTACAAATGTAATAAATAATGTTAAAAATGGTATAACACGTGAAATCAATGTAGTGAAAACTGATATAACTGATATTGAAAAAAATATAACAAAAGATATTGTTAAATTAAGTAATGAGTTAACTCAATTAAAAAATGAAGTCAAAAATATTTCAACAAATGTTGGTCATATTCCTAAAAAATTTATATCATTTGAACAAAAATTAGAAAATTCGGTTGCTGGAATTACTAATTCAGTAGGAGGTAAGATTGTTAATTTAGAAAGAGGTATTAAATCACATGTTGGTTCAAAAATTTCTGGAATAGAAAGTAAAGTATCTGGTTTAATAAATACTAGTATGGCAAATATTCTAAGTAAAATTAAAAATTCATTAGCAGAGCTTGAACATAGTATATTTAAGAAAATCTCAACAGAATTTGTGAATTTTTCACATAGTTTTGAAAAATTAATTTTACAAAAAATACCTGATTTAATATTGAAAATAGAACAAGCTGTATTTAAGAAATTATCTCCAATAATAAAGAAAGTGGAAACTGCTATTGCAAATGAATCAAAAGTTATTATAGATAGAATTAAGTCAATTGAAAAAGGTATTGTGAAAATTGTTGAAACAACTGTTACAAAATTAACTACTAAATTTATAGGAGTAGTAAATAAAGTTAAAGTAGAAATAACAAAGGATATTTCTGTCATAAAGGGAGAATTAACCAAAGATTTTTCAATTATAAAGAAAGAAATTAATAAAGATATTTCTCTTATAAAAAATGAAATAACAAAAGATATCTCTACTATGAAAACTTTATTTAATAAAGCTTTTGATGAATTTAAAAATAAATTAAAAGAAATTGATGCATTTGTTGGTAAAGAAGTGAAAAAATTATGGGTGGATTATATTGAACCAGGATTGAAGAAATTAGAAAATGAATTAATTGAAAATCCAAAGAAAAAAATAAAAGATTTCTTTTATAATTTATTGAAAAAAATATTAATTTTTATAATTTTAATTATATTAGGAGTATTTGCATATAAACGTTATCGTCGTTAGTTTTTAAACTTGTCGTGGATGATGATCATAATAACCCATTGCATCCATATAGGATTTTTGTGGAATTCGATTATAAATAGCTGTTTCTTGTGGAGCACCATAAGCATAACCATCAATGGTTTTATTATTTTCTCCAATTGCAACACGTAATCTATTTCTTGAATAATTATCATGAAAATATTTTTCCTCTCTATCAAGGTATTGAGTCGGATCATTATTCCAATCATTGATTGAATTTAACATATTTGTTGTATTTTTTGATCTAACATTCACATTTGTTAATTTTATTTTTTTACGGTCTCGTAATCTATGTGTTTTACTTTTAATTATATTTTCAACTCTATCAGACAATTTCATTTCATTATCGTATCTTTCTCTATATTTGTTTTGATCATCAGTCCATTTGACAACATTTTGATCATATATATGATTTCTAATGCTATTCGATGATTCAAATCGTTCAGGATTATATGATGTCATATTTTCTTTTGACACATTGTAAATATCTTTAAAATATTTTTTATTATTTTTGGCATAATGTTTAGTTATATAAATAATTTCCATTAATACTAAAGAAAATAAACTTATCATTATTAATGTTTTAATTAATTTATTATCCCAAAAAATAATAAGAGCAATCACTAAATATATAATTGATCTCATAATTGAGTTCATTAAATCTACTTTACAAACATTTTTACCTTTTTTCCAAAAAATTATAGGAAATATATCAAATAATTTATCAGAATCTATTAATATTTCTGGGTCATCTAACCATAATTTATTTTTCATACAATTCATATTATTCTATATATACATATTAAAATAAAATTGATTAATATATTATATAAGAAACAATGTCTCAATTCATATTAAGTGTCGGACCTATGTTTTCACAAAAAACAACTAATTTAATTTCTGATTTAGAAAAATCTAAATATAAATTTAAAGATAACAAATATATTATTTTCAAAATTAATTTTGATAAAAGATATTCAATTAAGAGTGAAATTACAACTCATTCTGGATTGAATAAAAAATGTGTTATAATAAGTGATACTAAAGAAATATTGAAAAAATCAGAAAATTATAATTTAATAGGTATTGATGAAATACAATTTTTTGAAAATATAGATAAAATTATACAACTTTTATTAAATGAAGGCAAAACTATTTATGCAACTGGACTTTCAAGTGACAGTAACATGAATTCATTTCCAATAATGAACAAATTGTATTCATTAGCTACATCTGTTATTTTTAGACATGCAATATGTGTAAAATGTAAAAGCGAAGCATCTTATACTAAGAAAAAGATAGAAAACGATAAACTTATTGAAATAGGTGGTGATGAATTATATAATCCTGTGTGTTGGAAATGTTATTGGAATTAAAATATTATTAAAGATAATTATTTATTTTTTATATAAAATATGGATTCAGCCAAATTACATAAATATTGTATAACTTATGATAACTTTTTATTAACATCAAAGTTTAATTTATCAAATCTTGATGAAAAAATAAAAGAATTAAAAACTAAAATAATATTTGCATTAAAATCTGATAAAAATATAGATGAGAAATTAGTAAAAGGATATAATCAAACTTGTATTTTATCATATATATTGAATAAATCTGATAAAATTGAAAAACATAAAGATATGATTAAATATTTACAAAGTGGTAAAAGTTTATTATATTATTATAATGGACATGAAAAAAATGAAGATTTTTATGAATTTATGGAATATATAGTATCCAGACTTTCTTAAAAGTATGAATGTAATTGTTTATTTAATAAATATTTACAATAATCATCATATAATATTTTATTTTTTAATAAAATTTTATATTTATCATTTTTAAATCTATTTCTATATTTACACATTCTCCAAAATATACCCATATAACTGTAATCAGAAAATTCATCATGTTTATATGGTATTTCTTTATATTTTTCAATATATTTTAATAATTCTTGTATTTTTTTATTAATTGATATTTTATATCTATTATAATGTATTTTTGGTATAATAATTTTTATATTAGTATTTTTTTTAAATAAATTATCCTTTTTTACTTGAATAATTGATTTATTTTTCATTATATTTTTATTAATATATTTATTATATATAATTTTATTTTATTAAAAATTATAATTTATTTTTTTTTATATAATATATATTGTAAAAATATGAAATATATACATATAAATAAAAAGCATATTAGCATTATGGATTTATTATTTGAAAATTTAAATAAAAGAATTAAAAAAAATAAAAATATTGTTAATATAAAAAAAATAAAATAATTTATAATATTTTATTTTTATTTTATTTTTATTTTTTTTTATTTTTTTTCAATTAATATATACAGTCAAATAATAAAAATAAATTATGACAGGTGGTGGTTCTCAATTGACTCTCGTTGGAGTACAAGATAAATATTTACATTATAAAGCAGATCATTCATTCTTTGAATCTTCTCATGTAACATATGAAAACTTTGCTATTGAAAGTATGGAAATTACTGGTAATGGTACAGCAAATTTCGGTAGAACAGTAGATTTTACTATACCAGCAAATTCTGAACTTATTGCGGGTGCTGCAATGGAAGTTACTTTGCCAGCACTAACTGCACCAGCATTGAATACAGTTGCATGGATGCATTCAATTGGATTTTATTGCATGACTAAAGCTGAATTTAAAGCACAAGCACAGACTCTAGATACACAATATGCTGAATATATGGATATGTGGTCTAGATTGACAGTTCCAGCAAGTAAAAGAGCTGGTTACAATGATTTGATTGGTGAAATCAATCTTTGTACAACTTTTACTGATGGTGCTAATGTAAATCCTAATCAAGTACCAGGAGATGCTCTCCAATCCCTCGCTGCAACCAAAGCAGAAACTAAATTCCTTGTACCATTCCAATTTTGGTGGTGTGATGATTATACTCAAGCAATTCCTATTGGAATCCTACTTTATTCCACATTGAGAATTAGAGTATACTTTAGAGCAGTTGCATCTTGTTATATTGTAAGCGGAGGTGCGTTGGCAACTACTCCATCTCTAGTTGAAGTAAAACTATATATTGATTATGTGTTCCTTGATGATTTTGCTAGAAATAGATTGGCTCAAGAAGCATCATTCTATGTTATTACACAAGTTCAACATGATGGATCTACAGCTGTATCAGATTCTACTTATAATTACAAGATTCCTTATGTTATGCCAGTATTGCACCTAATGTGGGGTGTTCGTGAAGATGGAGCAACTGCAGCTAATGTTAGACGTTTTGATTGGTGGGATAGATTTGCCGGAAACGCAACAAATCTACCAGATAGATCAATGACTCAAGCTAGATTGAGAATTAATGCTCAAGATAGACTTGATGCAAGAGATGAACTATATTTCACACGTTATGTTCCTTATAAACATCATACTACGATTCCTACATCAAAAGGTATTTGGATGTATTCATTTGCATTGCAACCAGAGAATTCAGATGCATCTGGTGCTGCAAATCTTTCAAGATCAGAAAACAATAATTTGAATTTGACATTTAATACTGCTGGAGGTAATGGTATTGGTAATGTAAATGGTGAATTGTTTGTATTTGCTAGAAATTACAATTACATTTATATTGAGGCAGGATTCTTGACGCAACTTTATAATGCTTAATTGTAAGACCGCTGCGCAGCTTTTGCTGCTTGCCTTCTTACGATCTTGGATGTTGGAATAATTGAAAAATCATTATAAAAAAATTGAAAATATTAAAATAATATTTTCAATTATTTTTTTAAAATATAAATTGATTTTTTATTACTAAATATTAAAACCATAACACAATGATAACTTTTATATCTGGAAGCAAAGAATTACATGAAACTAACTCAACTATTTCTGAATCTGAT